AACAATAATGGCCCACTTGTATCCATTCATAGTTCACCTAGAAATGATCTATTAATCCGGGTACGCTATATACTGGCATTGGGCGTGTGGTTTTTAAATCGAAGTACCAGTCAAATATAAATTCCGGTTCGGTAGTTACTGCAATTACACGATCTACTGGTGGATTTTCTTCAATAAATGATGAATTAAGTGCTGGCAGTGACGTAAAGTCTTGGGCTAAATGCCATACATCAAGACTGCCAGTTGCGTTACTACGCATTTTGCCAGTAATCTGGCTTGGTTTGTACCTATATTCCGCATAACGCTCTTGGTAACCGAAGGTGTCTGTATCTGCCGATGTGCCTTGGGTATAAATTTCTTGGTTTAATACCGCTTGTTCGCCTAAATGGGCGAGGGCTGGCCAATAGAAGTCCCAGCGATCCCGACGAGACCACATACGGTTCATTCCTTGTTGATATGTTAAATCTGCAAATACGCATGCCATACCAATAATTACACCATGCTCTACAAATGATTTGCTAAACCCGCCACGCGAACTAAGAGTTGCAAGTGCGGATAAGTTACCTTGGGGTGAGGTTGTATCTGAAGAACTTGTCTGAGGTACTGGCTGTTGCATAAGCTCTGTTTTACTACCGCCAAGATACTCTGGACGCTGCAACCTTGCGTCCGGTGATGTTACGCCAAAGTGGGATTGTAAGATTTCTGTGTACCGTGTACCACCTCGCGCATCGCGCTCATATAACCGCTGAATTTGAAATGCTTCACGAAGTTGATTGATTGTTGCGGCTGTTGCTGTGGCCAGGTCTGCAAACAAACCTGTATCTGATCCAAATTGAACAGCATTGAAACTTGCACCGCCGTTAGCATTGTTTGAAACGCCCATACCATTCGTTAAACTGGCGTTTGCGTTGACACCATACATATAATGATTAGCAATTGCCGCTGTCGACCATTCGATTGTGTCACCTGTACTATTAACAGGAGCTGTCGATCCTAACGGCAAACTTACTGCGTCACCTTTTTGTGGCCATGGTAATGCTGATGTAAAATAATCGTGGCGCTTGCCACGTTTTTGTATTGTGTAATCTGCAATATTGTCAGGACCATCACCCTTATCAACTACAACGGAATCCTGCAAATTTTCATCACGAAACCATTCGTTCCAAATCAGATTATACGCTCGTCCATGTAAGTTATTCCAATCTATACCAGCAACGGCTGTAGGCAGCCCCATATAATCAAACAGTGAATCGGCTGCTACTGTTGCATTTTGAATTTGTGGTACAAGAAAATCTGTACTATCGCCTGGGTTGTCTTGAGCACCATTAAACTTTTCCCAGTTATCCCAAAGCAACCTGTTTGGGACATAGAAGAAAAACGTCTCTAAATACATATTATCCATAATTGGATAAATTGGTGTGGCCAAACGGCCAAAACCGTTGGCTGTCATCTGAAACGTATCGCCAGGCAAAACCTCATCTACATAAATGGGGACCAATAGACCACTATCAAAAGTGGTTTTTAAACCGTGTACTCTGTTAAATGTACTACGTTGAATTTCAGCATTAGGTACTCGACTGAATTCATGACTCATAGTTGTGGGAAGAGTCCCCATTGGTCCACCTAGCATTTTAATCTCCTAAGGTATCTACTTCTATAATTTTGTTGGGTTTCTGACCGGTGATTACTCCGGTTATTTCGTCAAACTCACCCAATCGATGTAGCGAGAAATCGCTAGGGTGTTTTGCGAAGGGGTGATCTTTATTGTTAATCACCAAATCTTGAACTGCTCTAATAGCAGTACCGTCTTTTATTTCTAAAAACGGTGGAGTGTACATATCTGCTTTTTTGTCAAATACTGCGTAATAAACTTTCGTCATTTCCATCTCCCATGAAATTATATTGCATGGGAATTTTACGCATAATATACATTACGAGTCAATAGTTTATGTAACACTTTGTTTCGACTCTTGTTGACCTGTAAATGATTCATTTTATGACATTTTACAGGTTTCGGATCAGCCTTTCTAATTTTTTTATTTTTATTTCCTCTGACACCCACAGCTGATCCATAGCTTTATTGTATTCTGTGATTACTTCTGGCGCTTCCGCTTTTCGCTTTGTTTTTAATTCCTGATAGTACTCAGGATCATATTTTTCTAACTCTTTATCGTAATACCTTGGTACTTTCATTTTAATGTTTTTGTGGACTATATAATCGTGACGATGTGCATCAGTCCAACCATACTTCCAATACCATTGATTACCTATACCATTTTCTGGTTGATATCTATTGCCACGCGACATAGTCGCATACTGGCTATCAAGATCATATTCGATCTCTCCTGTTTCTGGGTTTATATATTGCTCAGGGGGGGCCTCCCCTTTCGCTTTTTTCATAACGTAGCGTGCTACATATGCTGCACTTTCATAGGTGCAACTTCCTATTCTGTGGAACCCATACGGCCACAGTTCTTCTAATTCGGGAGATATATATAAGTTATTACCTAATTTTGTTTCCCACAATTGTTTATCAGGGAAATCATACCCGAATATTAGCGCGTGATAATGAGGACGTTTATTTTCGTCTCCATATTCACCGCAGTGAAAGAATTTAACTTCTTTCCCTATTTTTTTTCGTAACCGTTTCATAAATTTTTGAAACTCTGTTACGTCCAGAGACCACGGGCGAGGGCGCTGCTCTAGTGTTTCTGGGTTTATGGTTAATGTAATAAAACAATTGTGTTCGTGCATCTGGGCTTCGTGCATACACCTTATCGCCCACTCACGACTGTGTTGGAGTCTACAACCCCAACACTGACCACAGGGCAAATTGAAACCCTTCGCGAAAGCGAAGGGTTTATTAAAGACCACTTTGCCCTCGTATTTAAACGCGAGTAGTGGATGATAACATGACATATTATAGCCTTATTCCACCTCGCATTGGTTTTGCAAAGTTACTTGGCTGTACCGCCATAGCTCTTTTCGTAAACAGCTTCTTGCTTTTGCTCTTTGCCATTTTCTTTCTGTATTTCATCGTTTTCGGTCCTTTCATATAATTGCAGCCAAACTTCACCTTTTTCATTTGGCATTGGGTAGGTTTCTAACTTCATGCTAAATTTGTCTTCGCGTTTAAACGCTGCACCAACATGAATCCAATTTGTTCTATCTCCAGATTTTTTAGCTTGGACTACTTTATAATTTACATTCCACACGACATTAACCTCCATTGGTGTCAGTAGGCCCAGTTAACATCAAGCAGTTAACTGGGCCCGCGAATCCTTACTCCGTCTCTTCGACAGGAGCGGGAGGTGCGGATTCGCTTTTTGGTGTCACCTCCACCTTCGTTTCGGGCGCTTGCGCTAACCCCATTTCAATCATTTTTTCCGAGTTTTTCGGATTTGTGGCAAATTCAAAAAATAATCCAGCATTATTGTTGAATTGCTCCCGAATGTGACTCGGTATTTCTTGGAAGCTTTCATTCGCTTCGCGAACCATGTTAAGAGCTTCCGCATACTCATTAATTTCTGAATAATCGCCATATTGCGCTATTCCTTTATTTACATTTGCAATCAGACCTGTCCGGTCATATTGCTTAATAATGTTACGCACGTCGGCTGCTTGCGCGTGCGATTGTTGTGTTAGGCTGTCGCCTGTAGTTTCGAACCCTTTGCGGGTTCTGTCGCCATAGGCTGTTTTGAATTTTAATTTCGTCATCTTGCACTCCTGCTATATTGGTCGTCCAAACTTGGCCGATTTCTTAATATTTCGGGTGCTTTATCCATTAATTTATCAATAATAATTGACCCGATTTGGTTTGTCGGCGCGTGTTTAAGCTGCATTGCGCTCAATCCTAATTTTTTTAACGCCTCAATATCACCTCTTAGTATTTTGTTTGTTAAATCTTTAAATATCGCTTCTGCTTGTGATACAGAAACCCTTGCTTTTGCAAGGATACCTTCTGCATTTAACTTTCTAATTTCTGCGGGTATTTTTTGCAGTATGTCCATGCGGACTTTTCTTGCCTGTTCTTTAACTAATCCTGTTTGTGCACTGGTTTGTTGTATTTGTGCGCCCATTTGAGCACCGCGCAAACCTGCTGAATAAGTGTCTTGAAACTGCATGCTTTTGGCATTGAAGGATTGGGCATTATATGATGCACCAGCAGGGGAGGAAGCGCCCCCGAGTTTCGCTGCTAATATAGGATTTAAACCTGCTGCACGCAGGTCCTTTATTTGCCTTTGATGTGCTGTATTACTCATACGTTCTTGGAACGCCATTTGCGTTGCAGCTGCTTCCTTGTTTAATTTATTGGCGTTAGCTACTGACTTAGCTGTCATTGCGTTTGCATGCGCTACATTAGCCTCTGTGCGTTTATTAGCTTTATGCTGGCCAAAATATCCGAGTGTTGCGCCTATAATCGACCCAATCATTATTGGCACTCCTCTACTGTAATAAGTAAGGCGTCACCAACAGCACAAAGGACATCAGCCCAAGGCTGCATGTTATGATGAACAAGCCACATAACAGCTGCGCCAAAAATGGCAGGAAGAGCAAACTTCCTAGCAACACCAATAATAATGTTCCATTGAATTCCATTCATGATTCACCTAAAAGTGATCAATAAGCCCAGGTACTGAGTACACAGGCATAGGTCTGGTTGTTTTAAGATCAAAGTACCAGTCAAATATAAATTCCGGTTCGGTAGTTACTGCAATTACACGATCTACTGGTGGATTTTCTTCAATAAATGATGAGTTAAGTGCTGGCAGTGACGTAAAGTCTTGAGCTAAATGCCATGCATCAAGACTGCCAGTTGCGTTACTACGCATTTTGCCTGTGATCTGGCTTGGTTTATACCTGTATTCCGCATAACGCTCTTGATAACCGAAAGTATCTGTATCTGCCGAGGTGCCCTGCGTATAAATTTCTTGGTTTAATACTGCTTGTTCGCCTAAATGGGCGAGGGCTGGCCAATAAAAGTCCCAGCGATCCCGACGAGACCACATACGATTCATTCCTTGTTGATATGTTAGATCTGCAAATACACACGCCAAACCAATAATTATACCATGCTCTACAAATGATTTGCTAAAGCCGCCACGCGAACTAAGAGTTGCAAGTGCGGATAAGTTACCTTGGGGTGAGGTTGTATCTGAAGAACTTGTCTGAGGTACTGGCTGTTGCATAAGCTCTGTTT